GTTTAAAAATAGTTTAGTCTAATTTCACATATCTTGATTTTTTTACTCTATTAATTGTATTTTTATCTTGACCAACTTTATTTAAATTCTTTTCTAAAATTGGATTTAATATTAATTCTCTTGTTGGAACTTTATATTCTGATTTTTTAGAAATAGATGTATCTCCAACTAACTCATATTCAACATCTCCTGAATGAGGCATAACTTGAACTGACTGTCTAGTGACTGGGTCTATTCTACATCCTCTTGATTTTATCCCTAATACTCTTCTATCAAAAAAATTATTACTCATCTTGTTCCTCTAATAGTAATCTTTCTTTAATTTTTTTAACTTTTTCTTGAACCTTTATTAAACATGTCCCACATAACCACATACCATTAACTAAAGTCATTGCTTTATTACCACACTTATCAAAGTTATGGCAGTTTGGTTTCTGGTTTAGTATTTCCATTTTTCTTCTTAATCAACCCTTATAATTATATTAATATCTGTATTTTTTGGTCCTAAAACCGTAATTAATAACTCTTCATTTAACTCAAATTTATCAAATGATAATATATCTCTTATATGACCATCAGATGGTATAATTCTAACTCTTGGAGCAAAGTAATTTATTCCTTCTGCTTCACTTCTTTGCAGTATTTGATAGCCAAGTAAACTTTGAATAACCATATCAATCTTTACACTTAAAAAATCATTAATAAAATATTTTGTATCTTCTAATGATTCTTTTTTAATATCTACTAAAACACAATTTAATTTTCCTATTATAGTTTTCGTTATATAGTTTACTTGTCCTTCCTCGCCAGTGTTTAGTTTTATGTTTATTTCTTCCATTTTGCTTTTATTTTATTATTGACAATTTTTCCTTTTTCTATTTTAGCAAATTCTGCTGCTGCTTTTTCTATTTTAGCAAATTCTGCTGCTGCTTTTTCTATTTTAGATTCCTTTTCTGGTTTAGGTAAAAACTTAACTGCATCTTCAAAATTTAATAATCTTGCAATTTCTAATTCACATAATCTTTTCAATGGTTGTGATATTTCTATATTTTCAAGTATTTTACTTAATTTTTCTATTCTATCATTTATTTCTTTTTCACCAGGTAAATTCCAGACAAATTCTACATCTGTTTCATTACCCTTTAATCCATTAAATAATAATAAAGGTTTGAATACTTGTTCTTCAAGAATACTTTCAATTTCTTCTTGAATAGACCTTATCTTCCTTTGTAATACTTCTAACTGAACTTTAGCTAATCCTTCTGGTATATTTCCTGCTCCCCATATTACAATAGGTATTTCCATACCAAATGCAAGTGTTTGCATATCATAATTTAAAGTATCAGTAAGATTCTTTCCAACATCACCAAAATCAAGAATTTCCATATCTACATTTCCATCTGTAACCCATTCAGTTGAGTTTGTAAGATATTGTAAATCGTTTTTAAATGCATCCACATCTTCTCGTCTTACTGCTTCTCCAGGTTGACCAACTTTAGCATGTATAGGTGCTCCAGCTTTTCTTGATATTAGTTTATGTAAAGCTTCTTCATAGATAATTAAATTTTCAATTACTCTTTCATTTGACCATACAATTCCTAATCCATATGGTTCTCCAGATATTTTATTAATTCTAAGATGAGCAATTTCATTTGGTTTAAAATTAATTAATTTAGAACCCCCTTTAGTATATCTTTTAATATTACCAACCCACATATTATATTCTTTAATATTACCTTTTATATATCTTTTAACATACATATGATTTGCATTATTAACTCTAATCTTTTGTTTCTTTAAATCAATTTCCAGAAAACCATTACCTTTTAGAAATCCTTCTCTAATCCATTCTCTTATTACTGTAGCAAAATTAGTATTTCTTTTAAAATTATAAATTATTTTTCTTGCTTTATTAGAATTAGTTTTAATTTGAAAATCACCTACAACAGAATCAGTTATTTTGTTTATCCCACCAGCAACAATACCTACTTTTTTATATATTTTTTCAACATCTTCAAAGTTGAATGGGTGTTGTGCACCCAACTCTTTAGGAAATTTAACAGGAACATCTACAATTTCTCCTTTAAAATCTTCTTTGATATACTTATCAGATGCTTTTGCAGAAATATAACCCATTACTTTAGGTGTTATCTTTTTTCCCTTTTCATCAAAATTGTATTTTTTTGCCATTTTACATTGGTATGTATTTTCTAAATCCCAAAGCAACTGTTAAAATAAATAACCATATATATACTAAGTATATTCCAAATTTTGATTGGCGGGATGCGCAAACATTTTTATAGATAAGAATATCTCTATCCAAAGATTTCATTCTTTTAAATTCATCCAAACTAACTTCTAATCCGTTCATATTCATTTTTTAACTGTAAAACTAATAATATAATTATTATTAATTGCTAAGTTATATACCATTCTTATTAAATTCATAATATATAAAACTTTTTAATCTTATTTGTTAATAATTAATTAAATTAAATAAAAAAATTATACTTTTTCAAGTATTTCACAAGCCTTTTGATATATAAGATTTTTCTGTTCTTGGTTATTCATCTTCATAAATTCATCTTCGCTAACTATCTTTCCACCAACCTTATATCCATTAATCTTATTTTTTCTTAGGTTTGCCATTTGTTTCTTTCTTCTCCTTTTGTTTAGTTCTAGTATTAGTATTTCCATACAATGCACTATTTTCTTCAGCTAAACATACTCTATCCATTTCTGGTTTGTTATCTTAAATAGATCTTGCTCTTCTTACAGCGAATTGTTCATCTTCCATTACAGACATATTATACATTCCTTCTACACCATATCCTTTATATTTATATCTAAATGATTTAACAAATACATCAAATGGATGTTTTTTAGATATATTAGAGTCTCTTATTTCTTCTTCTTCAATAAATTTTATATTATCTGGCGAACTATATTTAATCCAATTTATTTCAATCTGTTTAATGTCTTCTATCTTAACATATCCATTCTTTCTCATAGATTGTTTAGCTTGTTCTTTATAATGTTCTTCAAAATCATCCATTGCTGCTTTTTTAAAAAATGGAATTTTTTGTTTTGCTGCTTCTAATCTTTTCTTTCCTAAAGTAAGTGCAAACAAATGTTTTGCTGATTTTTGTTTATATGGTCCAATGTCTGTAAAATCTTTTCTTTCATCTTCTGTTGGTTTTCTAAAAAAATCTGCCATTTTATTTCTTATCCTCCTTTACTTCTACACCATTAGTAATTTGGTCTTTTAAATTTTTAAGAACACTTTCTCTTTCTTTTAAAATTTGTTCCATGCTACCCATTACTTTTTCATCTTCCTCTTTTTTCTTTTTTCTTAAAAAAGGTCTAACTTCATCATTATACTTTTCTTGAACTTCTTGGAAATCCATAGTCTTTCTATTAAAATCAACTTGTTTATTTAGTTCTTGAATTTCTTGTTCAATCCTTTCAATTCCTTTATTTGTTAATTCATATTCTTGTTCATCTAATGCTCTTCTCATTTTTTATCCTCCAATTCTTCAACCTCATCTTCTACATTCTTTAAATATGATACATCTATTTGAGCAATTTGTGCATCCACAGCTTGTCTACAAAATATATCTGGTTTAAATTCTGGATATTTATCAAAAAATTCTACTTGTCTGATATTAAATCCAATACTTCTATTCATAATTCTTTCTCTAGGGATAACCCTCTTATTTACCATATTATTTTCCTCCATATGTTCTTTATATAATTTAAAATTCTTTCCCAAACTGTTAGTTTAACAATTGGGTTTTCTTCATTAATAACAATTATATCCTCTGTTTCATTATCTGGTTCAGATATAACTATTTGATTAGTCTCATTTACTATCTCATTTAAGGTTTCATTAATAACAACAACAACAGGTTTAGTTGTATAGCTACTTCCTCCACTACTTGAACTACATTTCTTTTCAGTTTCTGGAATATCTGTTGGTATTTCACATTCATTCAAATCTACACAATCTCTTATTTTCTTTCTACTTTTACATGAACTCCATTTTGAACAATCCCAATCAGATATACATTCTTCTAGAATTTCTTCACAATATTGTTCTGTTATAGGCATGTCTGTTAAATTACTACAGTTATTTAAATCATAAACTTCTCTTGTCTGTGTATTATTTAAACATTCTGACCAGTCACTCATTTGCCAATCTTGAATACATTCTTCAAATAGCATTTCACATGCTTGAGTTTCTTCAGGTTTAGTTGTATCATCACCACATTCATTTAAGTCTAAACAAATTCTTGTCTGCATTTCTTCATCACATTCTGTCCATTCAGAACATTTCCAATCTACAATA